AGGTAATTCGGCTATGTTAGCACACGGGTTACTGAGCGATATAGGCTCGTCAAGTGTATATGTGAAGGGCTCCGGTGCACCTGATTCTCATATAGTCAAGGAAATAATGCCGGGCGCACCTGTAGTTACTATGACATTGGGCGGGCCGGGACAAGGTGCTATGAATACCAAAGAGACATGGGACCCAAGCCCTATCTCTCGCTTAGGGTGGAATACTCGTAGAGATTGTACAACGAAGATTGCTGAAACTAATGGACCTGCGGGTACGATTACTGTATTGCCTTTGAATAATAGGGCGACTGATTTACAAAGTTGGGGTACTTACAGTTTTCCTAATGTAGGTACAGTTCATTTAGAATTATCTAAAGATAATATTACTGATAGGAATAGATACGCATCTGCTACTTATACTAGTAAGACTGGTACTACATTCTCATTTAGTGTAGCCGCTGGTAAGATAGGAACAGGAGAGTTCATATTACCGGACGGTAGTGAGGCAGACTCCTTTGTAGATTGGCTGAACGGTAGCGGCATCGCTATCGGTGATAGTTTACACTTGGATAATAAGTTTTCAGAAGAATCAATATGTAATGATGCCACTTCTATCAACGATAGGTTATTTCAAACACTTGATACAGTGCAGCACGATTACCAACTCGGTACTCAATATGCAAGTACAAGGGCATTAGTAGAGATACCGCTATTTGAGGAGTTCTTCTTTGATAAACCTGAACTAGGTATATTCCCCGGTCCTGATAACAGTATGAAGATTCACATAGACTGTACCCATACTGCTCATTCATGGTCACCCAATCCCGTAGGTAGAAGGTTTGATGCGCTGAGTCCACAAGACCCTGAGATATTCGGTGCGTTTTCATATACAATTGGAGCAAATGCACATCGTTCCGGTACTAAGGTTATACGCCCATATGACGCAGGTAATCATAGAGTGTACATTGAGGACGCTAATGTATTCCCTAAACCTACACTTGCCCCAACTAATGTAGCAGGCTTAGACGGAAGTCTGCGTTATCGTAGAGCATTTTTGAGTTCAGGAGAATGGTGTATTTACCAAACAAGAGACACTACTAATCACTACTTGGCTCTTGTAGGTGCCGCTGGTGCTACATGGAGTATGTCAAAGCACTTCCTTAGAGATTTGAAAATAGGAGCATTGCTCACTCCAAGTCCCGGTTACCAAGATATGAGTTACAACGGTATCGCTGATAATCCGCAACTCATTAGTGCTGGCTATGAGGGTCGCCGGTCCTTTTATCACGACCGCTCTAATGTTATGACGCAAGGTGGTAATATAGATTATGGACTTAAGCAATATGTATCTGCTATTGAGTTTAGAGCAGGGCCACGCACTAATCCTCATCTTGCACGCATACAGAACAAGCGGGCCACTAGTAAAATTACCGCTATAACAGGCGCAGCACCTGTCACAGGGATAGTGCTGGAAGATGCTTCGCTATTCCCTATTACATCGCCGCATGTTAGTTACCTGTACAGAGTCGGATGGACCAATGCTGCGGGCACTACTTATTATGCGCATTATAATAACCGTATAGGCAATGTTATCAACTTTACTGCACCACATGATGCTAATTTTAACCCAGCGGTTGGAGACGAGATTAGTGTTGTTGATTTACATGCCCATCCTGTAATAGTATATCCTGAAGTAAAAGAAGATGTATTTTTGAATATGGCATGGGCCTATCCTTATGCGCCGGGCGGATTGCGTAATGGAGATACAGTATGGATGAATATGCACTATACTAATCCTCATGCAATAGAGGGGTTATTTTGTAAAAGTAGAGGAGTCTTAAACGAAGGGCTGGTTTGGACTGGCTTTAATGGTGGTAAGGGTGCACTTAACAGTAACCCAAGAGATAGTATACCACTTGAAAACTTCTTGATTGGGAATACTTGTATAGAGACTGCTCAAAATATGGTACAACATATTAACAAGACTATTGAACTAAATTACGAAGCACTTGGTCTAGCGGCAAATACTGCACCTATGGTAGCCTACCTTGACCCATATCAGTCTACAGAAGAATATACTCGTATATTACTATACGATGTAGGACATGATAGAGAGTTTATCGCATTTCAAGATTTATGGATGCAAGTACAGACTAGTCCCGATGCTACTCGTATCGGAAGTAGTAGCAATACTGCCACGGGTTTAATCAGTAACGCAGATGCGAACTCAGGCTCATCAATAGATGTAGCAGCCGGTTTCTTTAGTCAAAATAAAGAACTAATATCCACAGAGGATTCGGATTTCATAGAGTCCTCTTATGCACATGGTAGTTCGTGGAACGCAAATGTAGCAGGAGGTTTATCTACCCATAGNCCTAATGTAGGGAACATGGACAAGACTAGTGCTATCCCTCGTACAGAAGATGCAGTTACAGATGGTTCTGTAGCATTGGCCAAACACCAAGAAGTAGACGCAAGTTCCCGTGAGTATTCTACTTTCTTTGATACGCCTGACGGTACTCGTTGTATACCTGCCTTTTTAGCCATGAAGGGTATTAGGAACACTACTCTTGATTTAGCAGACCATGATGAGTCCCGTTTAAGTCAATTAGACCATTGGTCCAAAATGGATTTCATTAGAAGATTAACCGTTGATTTAGGCGAGGTTGCACTTAGAGACGGGGTTACTGACATAGAAGCCGCTGCTCGTGAAGTTATACGCCTCATTAACCAAGGAGGTGCACTGAACGGTAGGACTCATGCTCGTAGACCAGCCGACCAATTTTTAGGCGAGTCAGAGCGATTTGATTTGAGTTCCCCCGGTCCTACAAGTGGCGGGGATAACGGTAAAGACCCATCTGCTTCTCACTTACATGCTGACTTTGCAGCAACTGGTTCAACACATGACCCTGCACCATTTTGGGATATTAAGAAAGGCTTTGCGAGTCATGATAGAGGTACCCATATGGGCTATGTAAGGGCCCATTTAGGAAGGGTTGTACTTGATTCAAATGGTAATAAAGGATTTTCAATAGTTATCCATTCTACTGTACCGGGCGCAGGCGGGAGAAACTTCTGTACATGGCTTGATAATAGTAGGGCACAGACACCTTATCGCCCTCAATATCTAATTGGACATGGGGGTCGCTTCCGTAATTACTGGTGTCAGCCTGACGAAATCACGGGTGAAAATATGCACCCTGCTCCTATGCCTATCAATAGATTTGGTAGACCTTTTGCTCCTATCACTACACTCAAGGAGTTCTTGCCACCTGAAGAAATCAATGACGCATTCCGTAATAATCTAAACTTAGGTCCTGAAATGCCGGGGAGTGCTACGATTATGGCCGATAATAATGTAGAGAATGTATCGGGTAGAAATGCCAATACAGTTATCAATGAATCGTTTGAGACAAAAAGTCCAGCCGCTACCCTCATTGATGGGCTGAGAATAGGTACAGTCGCAAAAGCCCGTATTAACTTCGGAGGCTTCACTCAAGCAGGTATTCCGGGTTGGGCACCAGATGCGGGTAAATGGGGATTCGGTAGAGATAATGAAGATAGTCGTTATAATGCAATTTACGGCAATCCTAATAATGTTAGTTCAGCCATGCTATCATTAAGTATTGTAGAAAGTACTACCGATGGATATATACCTAAAGTAGATGTTGAGAACCAAAGTATAGGTAACGGTAATTTGTATGGAATTAAGTTTGTAGACCACAGGGGCGGTATTCATACGGTACGCATGGTTTACCGACAATTTGGAGAAAAGTTTGCTAACGATATGACTACATTACCACCTACTATTGATGAGGAAGTTATAATTTACTTTGATGACAGAGATGTAGCGCAGGGTGGCTTTACGATTGGTAAACATATGGTAGGAGAAGGCGAAGTATGTGGTGAGAAAACTGGCGGTACATTGTTTGACTACAAGGGTAATTTGTGGAATACTTACCCTAGTCCCGCTATTGGTATTAGAGGTACTACTATAGAAACAGGTTCAGGCTCTGCTAGAAAATTAGCCATTGTGTTAGACGCACCTTACGATGTAGGCGGTACTAATACCCATCCTGACATATTAGGGTACATGGGCTTCCCCGAAAGTGGTTTATTTCAATTATCTACCCAAGGTGGCGACCAAGGTATAACTTTTCATTATAATAGTCGTACACATAATAATAAGACAGGGGTACATGAGTTTCATGGACTAACAGGTGGTAATGCTGCCCACGCTGACGGTAGTTATCTCATCAGTCCACGCATTAACTTTACAAGTGTATTAACAGATGAGGTTATTGCAGCAGCCGTTGAGTTTGCTATCAATGGTGATGGTAAGTTTGATTGCAGGGATATGCTTGCACCTGACGGTAGGACACTTGGTGAATGGGGAGTAGGACCAAGTGCTATTACTGTGTCTACAAAGAGTGATAGCAAAGTCCCGCTTAGTACCTTGTTTGAAGTTAGTAGAGAGAAAGACTGGGGCTTATTAGAGGGAGCGAGCAGTGACGCAGTGGTAGGCGTGACCCATACAGGTGGTCTGAGCAACGGAGAAAGAGATAAAGGAACTCGCTTAGATATAGGATATGTCCCTAGAACTGTATTGCATGTTAGTACTAAATATAGAGGGACTAATGCTAATACTGCTACTCCTATATTGGTAGATACGCAGAATAATATAGTGGACATTACTACTTGGCAGCGTAACCTTAGAGGAGAAAATTATACTAATGTGGCAGGTGACCATATCATACCTAATGTTAGTAGTCCGATGATAGAGCCTGATACAGTTACGCCTACTCAATTAACCCTACCAGTAGGCGAATATCTGTACTTAATTGCAGTACCGGCCTCTAACCATGCAGAGAGTTGGGGTGAGCGATTTACAATTTGGTGGGGTGGTGAAGAATACGCTACTGTTAGGAGCGATTCTACTGCGGCAGGTGCAACTGAGCGTACATTAGTATATTCTCTTAATGAAGGGACATCTACGGGTTTTGCATCAGTACTTGCGGGACATACCTTAGTCAAAAACGGCGGGCGTAATGATGCCATCAATATAGACGGAGTTAGACGAGCAGGTAGTAAGAAGTCAAGTCCATTCCTTTACTTTAGAGGAGCGAGGGATAGTCCTGACCATTGGGTCCCTCTTTACTTTGGTGGCGGGTTTTCAGGCACTGTCTTAGACATAAATGACGGTACTCAAAATGACTATGGAGATTTCTATACACATCCTTATTCAGTGGGTCCAACGGGTTCGGCTGGATTTCAAAATATAGGAGAAGTTGCTGGGGCATATGCCCTCATTGATACGAATGCTATGCTTGCTATGTTCCCCGGTGTACCATATTTAGACCAGCATAAAGGTCAAAATAACCCACCTCTGTTTAACCAAGATGGTTTATTACCGTTTGATATGACCAAGGGTGCTAATACGAAGGCCACTGGTATTACTTATACGGATGGGGCTAATTCTGTTAATGTAAATATACCTAGTCCTGTCATAATTAGATTTGCTCATCCTCATGCTCGTTATAGCGCAGAGGGGGCTACTACTGACCAAACTACTTACATGATATTTGGGCCCGGTCAAGCATTCCCCCACAACACCGCTGCGTTTGAACCACAAGGTGCTAACATAGTAAGTGCAGGTAATGGTTATAGTAGTGTACCTATTTACATAGGTGGTGATATTGCTAAAGATTCATTTTTACCTAATCAACTTACTAACGGAGATGCACTTCATCATAGTGGGTTTAATCGCTTAAATAGCATTAGTGCCCATTTACCAATGACTGACTATTTTCAAAAGAATAACTTAACTGGGTTTAATTACGAAATGAATTGGCAACCGACTAAGGGGTTCCCTAATGTCAATGCGGCAGTCGGTAAAGCATATTCGCAGGTATTTAGTAAAGCCTTTTACTATGAAGGGACAGACCACGCAGTGGCTATGACTATGCCTAAACATGCTCATCCGTTTGCATATATATTCGCTGATGTAAATGGTGCCGCCGTAGGTAGTGGTACTCATCCAAAGACTCGTAAATCTACCGCAATATGGCACATGGATGGAGGCTATCATCCGGGCGGGCATTTCTTAGACAACCATGTTAATATCAATCCTAAAAACCCTATAACGAATAGTCGTTTAAGTACAGGGTCAGGCAATCAACAAAATGTAACGGCCTTTAGACCATGTGGGTTATTATCTAAGGCATATTTAGCATTTTATGGAGGTACGCCCACTAACCAAGATGCTGACGAGAATGTAGTGGTAGTAGATGCTACTCGTTGTCAAAATGCCGAAGAATTAGCAGCAGTAATTAGTGCTTCTATTAACACATTCCCCGGTAAAGACCCACTCAAGGCTATTGGAGGTACTTTCTTACCAAGTATGCAAAATGCGCATAAACAAGACCGCTACGCTTGGGCCGAGCACGACTTAGTTAGCGCAACAGTGCATAATCCAGTAGGTCCTGTCGCCGCTACTCTAACTGTCGCCGCAAGTATTGCTAATTTACCTAAATACGGATGGCTGAGGGTTAGTGACGGGATAGGTATATCGGGATATGCACCTTACATTGACCATAATGGAGTTAATACCTTTACATTAGCGGTTAATCCTATTTCAGGTACTTCAAATGTAGTAGACCCAAGTATTAGAGCAGATATACCCCTCACTCCTGTGCCCCCTCCTAATACAAAGGTATATGTTTGGACTAAGGCTGGTGCACATCGTCATAATAATGTAGCACTTGGTACTACTAGGGACCATATGACACAAGTTCACTTTAGTGGTTTAATTGACGCAGTTGATAGGACTAAGCCTATTGGAGCAGTAGGCTGGAATGGTGAAGCCTATTCTTATCTCAATTCCTATAACGGTTTGTCAATGGGTAGTAATCTATACGCTGCTGGTAAAGGCGCATGGCATCCTTTCCTTGGCTTTAACCCATATGGTGCAGTAGAAACTTGTTTATCACAGGGCAGTCCTGTGGGTGTCCAAGACACTACCAGTGACATGGCAAGTAATTATTGCGTAACCGGATTAACCTCACGACATTTGATTGCAGTCACTCATGAAAGTGAATTACCGCTCATTGCTAAGACTGACCGAGACGGTATATTAAGCGCAGGCGATTGGTTAATGACAAAACAGACTAATTCTCTACTTAACGCAGGTACTGTCAAATGGGATGCCGATAAAGTGCATAATAAATCAAGATATGTAGGACCAGCGACCGCTGGGCCGCATATAGAAGCACAAATGCATAGTTTGTTCAATAGACCTACAGTTCCGGCCAATTACCCTGCTACAGGGGCTATTCCTACAGATGGACAACTGCATCGTACCATACAGAGTGGAGATATGGCTCAGGCTACTCCTTGCTTATACCCCACAGGTGATTTGTTTTGGGACGAGTCAGTAGTGAAATCATCTAACTTTCACGAGGACTTTGACGATACCTATGGAGTAGAATGTATAGGTACAAGTGAACATACAGACTACTTAGACACTGATGATGGTGACAGTACGCAACCTAATCCGGGTCTATACGGATTTTACGCAAGGCGAAGTGCTGCTCGTAATTTCTCAGCCGAACACCTCATTTGGAAGCGAATGGATGGCGGGAGTTTAACTATGCCTGCCGTAAATGCTAGAGGACTAGGTATGATTCCGTGGGTTAAGAAAGGTGGGTCATTAGTAGGCGAAAAGGTATTAGGTAATGTTAGATTCTCCTTTGAAACTACAAATATGGCCATGTTCCCTATTATCCAAGCGCAAGAGTTAGCCCATCCGTCATTAGCCGAGCAGCATCCTCTTGAAATTAGAAATGCTTTGATGATTCCTAATGAAGATATACAATTTAATAGCGTACAAGTTATTGACGATACGGGACAAGAGCATCGGATAGAAGGTGGCTCTCCATTAGGTACGGTTATACTAGACTTTAGGCATGTTAGTGACAGGGCTATCTCTGGATTAGCACCTTCTCTTGCTGGCTCAGGTATTTCTCCTAATATGAAGATTAGGTTACCTAATGCTGATGAAATACCGGGGAACATCATAATTAGGCCCGGATTTGACCGGATTCAGGCGTATCAAAACGAAACCATAGGGTCAGGTGGGTTACAACATCCTGCTCAACCTGTTGATATGGTTAGTGATATGTTCAATAATACTAATCCGGGCCCTCGTCTATTCCCTACATGGGAAGATAATGGATGGGAGCATCTTAGTCAAGACGGTACTGACATAAGTACCACTACTAGTAAAAGTAGGTTAAAGTTCCCCGCTTCAAGTAATGAAGGTTGGTCCGATTATACAGATAACGCCCCATTACAGACCAGTTACGAGCCGCATGACAGAAGTCTATTCTTTCATGTTACCCGTATGGGAATAACTATGACTCACCGTTATGATTCAGATGAGTTGGATTTCACTTCACAGGCAGGTACTACTTTGACTGCCGGTAGTGCTCCAAGTCCTACGGTATGGCAGGATAGTACAGAGCAAAGCGGAGGGCGTTGGTTCTTGAGAGTATATGACCCTACTACTGACAAAGGCGTACTTGCTAGTTATACAGGAGTGGCTGGTAATAGTTTCACAGGAGTAGTACTAAGTCCAGACTTTACTTCATTTGTGACAGGTAAGACAGGGCTCAAGATTGTACCATCTTACTATATGCCCGCTGGTAGTACTCGTTTCTTTGCGGCCCGTAGGTTGAGGGACCATAGTGAATATAGCGGCGCAAGTCCAGATATGAAGAAGATAGATTGGTTTGATACCTATAGTAACTTACCGGCCAATACAGGGGCGATGGTTAATCCATCTGCACCTTACTCTCGTATAATTAAGCCCAAAATGACCCCCATGCCTATACCTCGCATGGGTCACCATTATGTCAGTCCAACAATGGCTCTATTACCGGGTCATTATGCCCATCCAGCATATCAACGGGTTTATGATTTGCATCAATCTTGTCGTAGTTCTAACTTCGGTCCGATTACTAATGATTTAGTCGGTACTAAAGAAGGGGTGCGTACTTCTGCTACTGCTACTGTGATTACGCATGAGCCTTCGGTTAGTCCTAATATTTGGTTTTCAGGACCCAGTGCTCCATACGGACCAAGTGACATACATGGCGGGGCATTTACATTACTTACTGAAACCAAAGTGAAATATGAAGGATATGGTATATTAGCCGCACTTGGAGTAGCAGGTACTACCAATTCTCAAGGAGGGCACTCGGTCATATTAGAGGCAGGTGGTACATATACTCTAAATAACCACTTCCCTGACCCATTAGAAGTAGGTGCTTACCAAGTTATCATACAACCTAATGTATTCGCTCAGCAACTTAAAGGATTTCACCTAAANCATAGTGATGAGATTAAAGCACCAAGTGAGGCAGGNGTAAANGTAACTGAATTAACAGGGCAACAGGTTAATACAGTCATTGCTATAGACAAGGACCCTGCTACTAATGGTGCATATACACTTATCTTAGCAGAGGCAGTTATGGCTGATGTAAGAGGTTGTGAAATTATAATCAACGAAGTCATATTAGATATAGAACCTGACGCAGGTAGTCAGTTTACTAATTTACCTCCGTTATCTCTCTATAACCCATTAGGGGTCCAAGAGACTACTTCTCCTTCATTCTCACGGAGAAGCCTACCTTATCGCCCCGGTATGTTTAGTAGTGCGACCCCCGGTTATACACTGACTGTACCATGGTGGGGAGTTCTCCATAAAGATGGTGCTAACCACGCTAATGCGAGTAAGTGGAAGCATTTAGAATGGCATAAACCTGATAATTACTATGAGTTCTGTAGAGTCAGTTATGGGTGCATAGGTGCTCAATTAACATTAGCGGGCTACCCTACTACTTATCTTGATATTTACGAAACTCACAAGCGTAATCGTAGTCTAAACCCTGTATGCGTAGTCATAAGTCATAATGGTGCTAACGAGATAACAGTAGATAACAACGATTTATTCCCCGTGACTCCATATTATGCTGAATTACTTGAGTTCAATAAAGACGGAGTTAGGTATACTGCTACATACACTAATCGTACAGGTACATTGGCCCATGCTACATTGGGTCAAAGTACAAAGTTTTCAGGAGTAGTAGGCTCGGCGGTTTTTTGGGCTAATATAGGGGCTGGAACTGTTCTAAAACTCAGCCGACCTTATGATACATATGGCGCAGACTCAATTTATACCGATTCAAAATCTAGCATAACTACTCGTATTATGCCTCAATTAGCAAATGGTAGCAGAGATACAAATAGCCTACATTTAGCAGATGCATTCCTATGTATGTGGCATCCTAATTTAGGTCGCCCGTTTACATGGTATAGTGATGATGCGGCCCGTGGGTTTTATGACAAAACTGGCGTAGCAGACGCATCTATAGACCAAAAGGGTTACAATCATTTACCAGAGCACTTTGAAACAATACATTATCATGATTTCAACTATGTGGCCAGTAAAGGACCATTTGGTCTATCTATGAAATGGGTAGTTCCTCCCGGCGGGGCACTACCTCCGCTAAATGTAGCCGATGGCACAGTACATCCTGCGGGAGCAATTGACGGTGACCCCAATTTATCGCACCAAGGGGGTACTGATGGGGCTAATAAGTACAATTTCAACGGCTTTTGGCCCGGTGGTTCACATGGAGGAGGTGCAGTAAGCCGATTAGAGGCATATGGTAACTCTATCATAGGATGGGGTAGTCAAACATACGGCATTGACTGTAAAACTTATTCGGACTCCACAGGGATAACTGAGATTACTTCACCTAATGACAGGAATTACTGTTTCGGCTACCGTATGGCGGTTAGACAGGCGTATAATCGCCCACGATGGAGTCCATATACGAGAGGTTGGCTTGAAGTAGCCAATAGTAACGCTTTGCTTGGATATTACCACGGGCCTCTTATTCAACAGGACAGTAAGACAAACGGATGGGACTATGTAGGGGCTGATGTAACATTAGGCGATGTAGATTCAGAGGCATTATATGTCGGTATATTAGAGAGGATTACCCAAGTTACTTCTCTACTGAACCAAGACCAAATCGGTCGTCAAGTTAGGTACTCTGACGGTAGAAGGCATACCAGTGCCTTCGGTTGCCCTGTAAGGACTATTAGAAATGCAAGTACAGTCACTCGTCTATACCCCGGTGATGATGTCGGTAAAGGAATTAGCGAATTAGCCAATGCTCACCGATATTACATGGTAGATTGGTGGGGTAATACTAGGGGCGAAGATGTCAGGAGGTTCCCGGTGAGGGGATTCGGAATAAGACCAAGTTGGGACCCTGAAGATGCCTATACTGACACTAATGTGACTCATCGTCCTGCTGCTCATGACTTATTTGAGGGAGACGGCTTAGACAGACATAGCGGCAGTGATAATACGGATAATAATAATGCTGCTAACATGGGTATAGCAGATTGGTTTAACCCAGCAAGTGCACTTCGGGTAGGTGACAGAGGTGATGGTAGAGGTTGCCGTTGGCCTACTGTATTTAACGAAAACTTACTAATGGCGGTAAGTGAGGCGCATGATGCAACTGGATTAGTGCTATCTCATAGTACTGCTGAGCCATCATTCGGACAAGGGTTAGTTAGGCCCAGTAATTCTACATTACAGGCTGGAGAAATTGAAAGAGGTATTAGCGATAGGCTGGACCTTAACGATGAAGGAGGGTTATTGAAGCCTAGTGCGAATGTAGGCGAAGGTATTGAGGCCGTGACTGCTGATATTAGAGGTGCTGACCCAGTTACTCGTAATGATGTAAGAATAGGACTGGATGTAGATACTATTGCTGAATTAAACGATGGTGAATCTCGTGAATACATCATTATGTCCACGGAAGCCGCTAGTTTACATACAGACAAAGAAGTAGGCCAGCGTACAAATATTAGAGGAGCACATGATGTAGGAAATCGTACTTTGAAGGATTTAGACATGACTGCATTAAATTGGGGCACTCAGCCCATTGCGGGGGTCATTAGGCATTCTAATGCTCATGCTAATTGGTCATTAGGTGGTACATATATCATCAATTGGAGCACTTATGCAGGTATATTGGACGATAAGGGCTGGGGGAAGGCAGGTGCAAGTTCATCTTCTAACCCATACCAAAATGCAGGTCATGACCCCACTATACAGGCTACAAATGATACCGATTCTACCATTGAGTTCCTGTATAGACCTATTCAAAACTTAGACTACAAGCATAGTCAGATGTTTAGGCACGCTCCGGCCTTTGATATAGGTCCTCAAAGTGGCTCTAATTTCTATAGAGCGACCAGTGGAGGCAAATATGGTATGTTCCTAAGCGATGCTAAAAGTGCTAGAGTAGGTACTCCGAGTTTACCTCCATATGCGCCGGTTTACACGATTGACCCTACAGGTAGCCTTACAGTGCCTACCAGCCAAGGTCCGAAGATTTTGGGAGTAGATGTGACTGGATATGATAAATCGGACATCACTAACCCTGTTGCTAGGGTAGTAATGAGCGAAAATACACTTGAGCACTTTAGGGCAGACGCAAGTCGCAAATCAGTAGACGATGATGAGGGAGATTTCACCGTAGAACCAAGGTATAGTCAGACCCTTCACCCAAAGGGCAGTGACGGGGATGCAACTTATAACACAGGCGACCATAGCGGGGAGTGAAGCGTATGTTTCAATGGTTCTTCCGTATTTGTATCAAAGTCATGGAGAATGTCTATGTTTGGATGGATGCCCGGATAGAACGCCCTGTGGACTCCGAAATACTTGGAATAACCATAGATGAGGACTTTGGGCGCATGAGTAGGCGGCAACTTTGTAATCACGCAGAGTATCGGTTCGGGATGATGCCGGATGATTTATGGAACTTACAAAGTACAAGTAAGATTAGACTGGCTTGTCAATTAGCACGAAACATGAGGGATAATAAATGACCTTAGGTAAGAATCAATCAACTGGTAGATTTGACGCAAGTCAAAGTCCTATTATGAAGCGTATTCGTAAGCCCCGCTTTGTAGATAACGCAGTTAGGCACGCCGAGTACTCTAAGAAAACCACAGGTTTCTCTGCAACTAAACCAACGGCTACGGATTTCTTACCTACTCACGATAGGACTTACAGGCTCATAGAAGAAGAAGATACTATCCGTTTGCTTCATAACCCAAGTGAGGCGCACGAGTTCACGGGCCCTATCTATTCAGATGGGGTTTTACCACCCCTAATGGTGGGTAGCGAGGATTATAATCAGTCCTTAGCCCCTTCTTCTATAGAAACTGCAACAAAGGGTACGAGGTTTAGGATTGAAAACCTCAAAGGTAAGGATTTGAGAGGCATAGGCTTCGCTGATAAAACCATCCGTTTGGCTCAGAAAATAGGGGTGGGGCTACGGAGTTCTGATTTAGCGATTAAAGTGGCTAACTCTACTCGTAGTTCTATCAGCGGAGTAGTTGCTAGAACTCCAAGTACTACCTTTATCGCACATGATTTCTATGGAGTGGATGCCCTCGGTGCTCTTAGATTTATCTCTAAGCACGATGGTCATTTGACCAAAGGTGACCAATACGGTAACCTTCATTATTCCTCGCAACGGCAATACAATAGAGAACATTTCGTT